ACGTTGGCCCACTTCGCGTCCTCAATCGTCACAGGATAGACCTGTTGGCTCTTGGCCGAGAGGAGCTGGGTGAACATGCCGCCGCCGTAGTTGGGCTCGCAGAGGATGTGGTTCACGTTCTGCTTTCGAGCTGCCATGCAGATGGCCGTGAGGGTGGCCTCGTCATAGCCCCCGAGGAAGGCCCCGATGTCGGTGAGGAACAGCCGACCATGGAGCATCTTCACCACCGCGTAGGTGGTCTCGTCCTTGCCGCGCCCCGAGGGGTCGACGAACATCACGGAGCCTTCGTACTCGACGTAGTCCTTCGAGACGAAGATGGGCCGGTAGTAGTTGTCGCCGTTGAGCCCGACCGCTGGGACATCCTGAAATATGAGGTCAGGGCTCGAAGCCCAAGCCAGATCAGAAGGCCCGCGAAGAGGATCAAGGCTAAGCACAACGAGATCGCGTAGTCGTAGAGGGTAACGGTCTGCATCGGAGAGGCTCGTGTCGAGTTGGAATTGGAGGGCGAAGCCTGAGCGCCCGTAGGACAGCTCGCGTTCGAGGAGGTCCTCGTCGTCGAAGCGTCCAGCATCGGTGGGCTTGCCAGCTAGATCGGGGTTGGCGTCGAGGGCGTTGGCGATCATCGCCGCCAGCTTCGCGCCGTAGCGCTCCCGCTTCTCCGGGGACGGATAGCGCGAGGGCCAGATGCGGACCACGTAGCCGCGTTCAGGCAGCGAGTTGTAGAGCGACTGCTCGCACTGCGGGGTGCCGAGATAGATCACCCGACCGTTCGGCTTGAGGACCGCGTCGAACTCCTTGACGAGTTCTGCAAGGCGATCTCGAAGGGCCTGCGTGGCGCTGTTAGAGACAACCTCGATGTCGTCCGCGATGATGTAGTCAGCACGGGAGCCGGTGAGCTGTCCGGTGATGCCGACCGACTTCACCGAGGGTGACTGATCGGGCCGCGCCGGGCCAACGTCGAAGGCGACCTTGGAGCTGCGCTGCTCGTCCTTCGGCCGCAGGAATTGCAGCACAGGCACGTCGTGGATCAGCCGCAGGGTGAAGGTGCTAAAGTCGTCCGCCCGTTGCTTGGACGCGGACACCACCATGATCTTGCATTGCGGGTCACAGTAGAGCAGCCAGCAGACGAACGCTGCCGTGATCCAGCTCTTGCCGACGCCACGGAACGCTTCGATGACGAGGCGGCGCGGGCCGTTCTGGAGGAACAGCGCGATGTCGTATTGGACTGGGGTGGGGTCTGGATCGCCGGGGATGATGCCGGTCTTCCAGATCATCCAGAGGAAATTTCTAAAGTCAGCCTTGAGAGGGTCGGCTGGGGTTTTTGAGGTGGTCCCGAGGAGGTGGGACTTCGTCTTGCTCATGTAGCTGTCGGGGGCGCTAAGGCCCCCTCAGCCCGCCTTGTTAGGCTCCGGGGTTATTGGCGTCGATCTGCTTGACGAGAGCCACGACGCTCGTGGTGCCCGCCGCGTCAGCGATGGTGCCGACTACGGCAGTGAGCGCGTTGACCTTGTTGGTCAGTTCGGTGAGCTTGGTGTCCTCGCCCTTGATCGGGGTGATCGCAACCGTGGTGCTGTCGTTTACAGCCATGATGATTATCCTTCTTCGTCTTCGTCTGATTTGAATGGCAGTTGCTCTGCCAGTTTGCCGATGCCATTGCCCGCCGTGGGGATGGCGTCGATGCCGTTGTCTTTCAGGAATTGCCGGGCAACGGAGAAGTCCGCTGCGGTCGCCGTGCCGTCCCTGATCTTGTCCGCGAGTGCGGTAGCAAGCGCACCGTGAAGGTCGCCTAGCGCCTCTTCGGTTGCCTTGCCGTGGTTCTTACTCATGCGATGTCTTTGGTCCAATACAGGCTGTCCTTGAACGCCCACTTGTACGGTGGTGCGAACAGCCGGTAGCCGGATCGGATCATGTTGTTGCTGGAATGGATGTTGTGATACGCGGTGTCGCTGATGACGCGCTTCCACCCGACGCGCTTTGCAAGGCCCTCACGCGCCGCTAGGAGCCGCCGCTGGAGGCCCTGTCCGCGATAGGAAGGGATCACTCCAGAGCGTTTGAGGTAGCCTACATGGGGCGCGTAGGTGGACTGAACGATGCCCGCGAAGGCGACTGGGGAGGTGCCATCGAAGGCGATCCACCAGTGCCCGTAGGCTGGGTCGATCATTGGTGCTGTGCGGCCGAAGGTTGTGTTGTGAAGGGCCCTGAGGGTGTCCGCGATGCGGTCCTTGGAGCCGTCCACCTTACGGACGCTTACGCCCATATCGGTCGTAGAGCTTGAGCCCGATCTGCAACAGCAGCCAAGCCACACCGATGATCGGCAGGACTTCGGCTGCGGCCGAGGAGACAGTGTGCAACGAGGGGAGCCAGAAGGGGCTTGAAGCTGCCCCTACGGCTGCACCGTTCGTTGCCTGTTCGAGGTTCATGCAACCAGCTCATTGGCCCGCACGATTAGTGCGTCGACCTGTTCCGGGGTGAAGCCGAGGCTTGCAACGAGCTGCTGTGTGAGCGGATCAGCACGGTGAATTTCGACCGCGAGGTCCCACTCTTCCTGCACGTTCGGATTGGCAGCGATAGCGGACTTCACCGCTTCCCACTTACCAAGCTCGTCGAGGGCCCGCTTGAGGCCCAGCTTCGAGGCTTTGCTCGGGGGTGACTGAGGCTGCGCGGGCGGCGGGTCTTCCGTCATGTATGCGGATTGCTCGGACGCGGTAGCGGAATTGTACCACGCATTGAGCATGTCGCCTTGGATGGACGCGCCCGGCGCAGGCAGCTTGGTGTCTGCCTGAACGTCGATGAAGATTGGAGTTCGGAAGGGCCGGTCCTCGTCTTCCGGGTTCTCGACCACAAGGGTCGTGTAGGCGCGAGTGCCGCGCCGCTGAATGCCTTCAAGATGCATGTGATGTTACCTGTTGAATTTCGTTGAGGGCATTAGCCCCACTCGATGAAGACGCGGCCTGTTGATCCTGCGGTGCCAGCACCGTATCCCGCACCACCACCACCGGCCGTTACGGCTAGGCTGATAGATGAGGAGACGACGCCGTAAAGCGATTGACAGTATCCACCACCGCCGCCACCTCCGGTGTTGTAAGGCGCGTAGCCAGCGCCGCCACCTCCGGGGTAGCCGGTGTTGCCGCTTCCGCTAGCGCCTCCGGTCGGGATCGAACCGTTGCCGCCGACAAGATTGTACTCATTGCCGCCACTGGCACTTCCGCCTACACCCCCGGCCCCATCGGTGCCGTGAGTGCCGCCGTATGCGAACATGGTCGTGATGCCACCACCAGATACGGCGGAATTACCACCATCACCATTCCCGGTGCCGTTGCTACCACCGCCACCGCCTCCCCATACATGGATGCGGAGCCATACATGCGGAGGGATGGTTACGTTCCAATTACCGATTGATCCGCCACTATCCCATGATCCTGGGACCGACTTCATCGCACCGAAGAAGTGCCCGATGCCGATCTGACCATCTGCGATGGCGTAAGGAACGCCGCTGTTATTAGCCGTGACGTATCCTACCGCACGGTAGAGCTGATACAATTCGTAGGCCGGTGTGCCGAACTCTTGGGCGATCTGGTAAAGTGAAAGTTGACCACTTGAAGGGAGCATTACCGCCCAGCCTCCAACGCCTCGACCTTAGCCGAGAGGGCCTGCACGGCACCGATCAGATCGAAGATGATCTTCTTCTCGTTGAGCGTGAAGTACGGCTTGTCGTTCTCGTCCTTCGCCAGAAGGTTCTCACAGACGGCCTCGGCATTCACCTCTTGCACTTCTTGAGCGATCAGTCCGCGCTCGCGATCATCCGGTGACTTGCCGTTGATGGCACAGCCTTTGTCGTTCCACGAGTAGTCCACCACGCGATAGGACAACACCCGATCCAGTCCCTCGGCCGGGCTGACACTGACGATGTCCTTCTTCAGCCGAACGTCTGACCAATAAGCGACGACGTTGCCCGCACTGTAGAAGCCGAGGTCGGCGTTCATGAGCCATCTGGTGTTGGAACCTGATGTAAATTCGTGCTGCCCTGCCGCACCAAAACCGTAGTAGGTAGAAGTCCCGCCACTGCCGAAGACAAAGCGCGGGTTGCCATCGGTTGACCTATGGGCTGAACCGGATTGAAAGGTGATGATGTCGCCTGCCTTGTTTACAGGCGTGTAGCCCAAGGCGGGCTGCATTTCCTTCCACGCGGTCCAACCGATGCCACCGGGGTTGCCTCCGCGAACCCACAGACTGCCGGTGCTGTAGCCGACGATCATTTGAGAGGTGGTGTCGGAAATACTAGAAACGATAAGTTGGCTGTATTCCGCCGCCAAGTTAGGGAGGTTAGGGTGACCACCAGACAGCCGGTAGAACCCACTTTCCGTCAGGCTATTAAGGTCAACCGCACCGTCGAGGTAAGTGTAATTTGACGGCGCGGCAATGTTATACCGGGCCTGCGCCCTTTGTGTGCTATTGAACCCTT